CGTCAGCTCAGCAAACTTGCTGCTGATCTGATTTTTCCGTACGGAATCGGCGACTACCCGATAAAGCCCCTTCGCTTCGCCGGGCGGCGTGATGATAAAAGCTTTAACGGTATGAGCCAGGAGGAAATCACGAATACTGTTCACCTCCGTTTCGGTGCCGGTATGCTTCATTGGCACCTGAATAGCAGTAGAGTTAATGCCATTATCAGCAACCTGCTCATAGCCATCACCAAACTGCGCAGCGCGCACCGTTTGACTATATTCAATCGCCCCAGCACCGAGCTGCGAGCGCCAGCTGTATGTTTCAACTGCCATATTTACTCCATAAAAAAAGCCCCGCGTATGCGAGGCTTGGTGGTTAAATCAATCCTAGGCCACACCAGCACAATGAATCAGATGGCGAAGTGCTTTGACACCCTCGGCGTTATAACGGAACGCTTCCACCTGTTTGCTGGAGTGGGCCGACTTGTCCAGGAAGAATTTTCCGTGGACATCAGTCTTAAGATTATTGGCATTGGCAATGCGCCCAATCTTCTGAGCTGATACACCAAGCATTTCGCCTACTTCACCGGCGGTGTGGTAATGCTCCTCAATCACTGGCAGCGGGATTGCGTCGTAACCAATCAGAGGGTTAATCAGTGACGCCGCCAGCGCCTGGTGAGCCATTGGGTCCAGGCGAGGAAGAAGAGACATAATCTCACGGGCGCTGGCGATATTTTTCTCCAGTGCCTGGGCTTTCAACTGATCCGCTTTTGCCAGGCGGTATTCGGTGATACCGGTATTACTTTTCGGCATTACCGGGAGCGCCTGCATATCTTCCAGCTTATCGACCAAAGAGCGACGAACAGCTTTCGATTCGCGCGCGGCCACGCGGAGAGCCTGCTTGATGGACATGCCGATGACCTCGACAGGACGACCGCCAGACTTTCCGGCAGGTTTTACGAAAGTTTCGTAAAACTCCCCTTCCAACTCATCTTTGATGCGCTCAACAAAGTCATTGTTGCGCACCATCTTCTCACCGCACTGCTTACGGGCGTCATTGACCATCTCCAGCAGATACTGACTATCAATGGTTTTCTCGACGAGATGCCCGTTACCTGGTAAACTTACTTTTGTCATTGGTTGGATCCTTTTGACAAGTTTCAATGGAAGCCGGCAGGTGCGAACTGTCGGCTTTTCTATTTGCATCACTGCAAAATTCCTTTCCCGTATGAGAAGACGTTTTTCCAGTCACTATCTCCCCATGGTTGTTCTTTGATGTGATCTGTTTCGCGCTTAAGAATGGCGCGAGCCTTATTGATCCCCCGGTTGTAATTTGTGCCAATAGAGCTAAATCGAGGAACCAGTCGATGCTCGGCAACTAACAGTAGAGGATGTACTTCGCGGCAAGCCTCATACATCACCGCAGCTGAACGCCAAAGATATGCGAGGGTGCATAATTCATCGTCCGTAAACTGCTTAGCGATTGGCGAGCGCTGAATTTCTCTGTCAAGAATGTCCAGAACCCAGCGGCGGAATTCTTTGGCCTTCGGGGTGGTAGCGAACATCGCGACAAGATGAGCGCCACGAAGCGAAAAAACGCGAACCGGAATATCAACAGCACCAGTCTTTCTAACGACACTCATTTTGAGGGTCGTTGACATATGTTCCGTAAATTCATCGTGATACCTACTGAATATTTGGGTAACGGCATCTGACTTTTTGTAACCGAGCGCCGCTGCTAACTCAGATGAAGTGAGCCATGTTTCACCAGCGTGTGATACCGGGTGAAACTCTGTCTGCTGGAAAGTTAATTCATTGTTCTGTACACTGTTCATGTCATCATTCCTACGGTGGTGTGTTGGCAAAGAAGCCCGGTTCGTGTCCCCACACTGCCGGGTTTCGTCTTTTTTACTGACCATTAGCGCGATCCTCACGCAAGCTTTTAGCCAGTCGCTGCACAATCGCAGAGTTGATTGAAATTCCATCCATCTCCGCCATTCTGCGGATCTCCTCTTTCATCTGTCCCGGTAGACGAAGCTGGAAGCTTTCATTTTTACGACCAGCGTATGTAGTGGTTTGCATAGTAAACTCCTAATCAATGATGCCAACTTGGTACCACAACCAATTTAACACCATTTATGATGATGTCAAGTAGGTGCTATCATGATACAAATTTGTATCAGCGAGTTTTAATAATGAGTAAATTCCCTAGCCAAGAGATGGACCGTTTCAATGTGAGGCTTCCAGCCGGAATGCGTGACGCTATAGCAGATCGCGCCAAGCGCAATGGAAGATCGATGAATTCTGAGATAGTCGACATCATTTCCAGTGCTCTGTCACAACCAGCTCTAGCACAGGAAGGAATTGAGTATTTGCTGGGACTCGCAGAAGAAGGTGAGGCTGAAAAGCTATCCAAAAATGATAGAGACAGAGCCCGGAGCCTTGTTTTGGATGCAGCAGCTATTATGGCGCATAGGCTGGAATCAGAAAGCAAAGATTTAAGAATTCTCCTGTATCTGGCTTCGAAGGATAGCCCCCTCAAGGAGTCTGAGGATCTCAACTAATTGTTAAAGAGCACCTACTGACGTGATTAAAGCGCCAAGAGGTGCGGAAAGGTAGGTCCAATAATGCAGAAATTACCCCTCAGGTAATTTGAATAGTTATGATGATGTGGCAGTAGCACAAAATGCAAAAAGCCCACCTGAGTGGGCTGTAATGAAAGCCCCGGGCGGGGCTTGGTTGCAGCGTAATTCAGCTTAACTGCCGCTCATTTCTTCAAGTCGATAATCAGTTTTACCGTCTTTATCTTCGATGCATACAGCTCTAAATTTTTGCTCAAGACCAAATTTATTTTTGGCGCTAAACTCCTGCGTGGCGTAAAACTTACCGTCATCACCGAGCCATCTGTTCGAGCCAAACACCGACATGTCCAGGGTGCTTTTGTTAATGACTGACATCCTTACGTAAGCTTCACACGCGCTTCTCAACTCATCCAGCTTCTTATCAGATAACGCTTTGGCTTCCTCAGCTTTCAATTCGTCATCAGTTTTCAGACTAAGTCTCGCTGCCACAAGGACAACAACTAAAAGTAAAATGAGCAAACCAATGGTTTTGAGTATCTTCTTAAAGATTTTTTTTAACACAATCATCCCCTGATTTTTATGGTTTTCATCATATTAACCAGGGGACGACGTAAACACTACCTGCCTTTACTGAAGTTGTAGATCATGCCTCCAGGCTTAAGGTGCTTCTGGATAACCTGCAACGCAGCGTTCTGCATTTCATCAGCAAGGGCACGGCCCATAGCATCACCTGAACTGGAAGACTGAACAGTTGCAGAACCACCAGCATCAACGTTAACGGTGGTATTAATAACCGGAGCCATACCGCCACCGCCCTGGGCGCGTACGCCCAACCGCCCGGCAGAATCCCGAGTAAGTGGCATGATTGCTTCAGCGCCGGCCTCTGCGAATACACCACCCTTCGCAAACTTCGATGCGCCCTGGAAAGTAAAATACTGGGGAGAGTCGTATACCCCATTAACGTACTTACTGAGCCCGGGCGAATCATAAACACCGCCTTTAGCGTTAAAAGTTAGGCCAGCGGCAGCGTTCGCGTAAGATCCCCCTGGTGTGCTCCCGCCTTTGCTGCCACCGTTTATCCAGCCCATCGCGGCCTGTACTGTATAGGCCACTATAAGTTGGTTGGTTATCTCGAGGATCATCTTGAGCATAGATTTGCCGAACTCTTTAACTGACGCGGTGCCAGTTGTCATAAGCTCAGTCAGCATGTTGCTCAAGCCGGTCAGCGTGGAACTGGCAACATTCTTAACGGCGTCATAGGTGTTGGTAGCGGCGTCCAGATATTCATTCCATCCAGCAACAGCCCCAGATTTCCAGTCGCCGCGTAATTTGTCCTCTTCGGCGTAATATTTCCTGAGAGCTGCCAGTTCTTTTTCATACCCGGCATCCTCAAGTTTACCTCCACCATTGAGCCAGCCCTGGCGTAGCTGCGCCTCTTCCATCATGCGCTGCCTTTGGCGACTACTCATACCCGCGCTATCGCGTAAAGCAGCCGTCTTTTCCGACATCTGGGTGGCGTATTTATTCGCCTGCTGTGCCAATCCGTTAATCTTCTGCTGCGCTTCAACTTCCTTGTTCTTCTGATCAACCACCTTGGCGGCGTTCAGAATCGCCTCACGGCTCGACAGTAAAGATTTTTCCTGAGCAGTCAGCGCGCGGGTTTTGGCTGCCTCATCCAATTCAGCAAATCGAGATTGCTGTTTACTGAACTCGGTGTTTTTAGCGTGGGTTTCGCCTGTTTGTCGGAGGGTCTCGAGCGTTTCAGTTAACGTTCTGGCCTGGGCGCGGTAGTTCTCCAGGGTGCGATCGCCAGCTTCCAGAGTGGCTTTCGCCTCTTTGGTCTTTTTGGCTGAGTCCTGAGCAAGCTTCGAAACAGCATCCTTAGTTTGCCGATCAACTGAGCCTGTGCCTTTTACACCACCACCAGGACCATTCTTCGCTTCCTCCTCCCATTGCCACTGGGATTTACTGAGATTAGCAATGTGTTTATTGTACTCAGCGGTAAGCTGAGTATATTCCTTGCTTGCTGCCTTTCTGCTCTCGGCAACGCTCTCAGCGAGCCCATCAAAGCCCATGGATTTGATGAGAGCTTCACCGCCCGGTAGTTTGTTAGCAATATCCGTGAAACCGGTAATCATCCCCCCCATAATTTCAAGGGAGACCTCTTTCATCTTGACGAAAAGGGCTTCAAACGAAGTGCTCAATAACTTGAACACCTCGATAACCTGATTGCCCCAGGCCCGCACAGTAATTCCTATTTGGCCGAAAATATTGGAGGAGAAAGCTTTAAGCCCGTTCCAGGCCTGCCCGATATTATCGGTGGCCTCTACAATTTTATTACTGCGGTCCTCCATGGTGTCGGCAAACAGCGTTATCGCTTCGTTTGCCGCTGCTGTTTTACCCTTCGTTTTCTCCAGGGTAATGATGTGCTTCATCATGGCTTCATCAACAAAGCCATATTGCTGGTTCAAGCTCGCCAGGGCTTTAATAGGATCGTTTGCCAGTCGTGAAAAATCCGCCAGCGCAGCCTTCGTATCCAGTCCTGCATCACCCATAGCCAGAATGGATTTGGCAATTTTGGTCATCTGGTCGGCGGTATACTTCCCGGTGTCGTTTAGTTGGACCAGGGTATCAACAGACTCAGCCAAAGAAGCACCAGCGTTATCAGCTACATCTTTTGCCGCGTCGTTCAGTTGCTGCATGGAGGAAAAGCCAGCCCCGCCCATCAAAATGAGCGATCTGGCAACATTGTCGAACTGCTGGGATGAACTGTAGGCAGCCCCAGCCAGAAGAGCCAGCAAACCCACCGAGCCAGCAATCGCAAGGTTAAAGGTATTCAACAGGCCACCCGCCCGCCCCAGCTTCTCCGCTGCCTCACTGGTGTTGTTAAGTCCTTCAGCAGCGTCACTAATGCCTGCTGCCGAGTCGGATGTTTCTCTGCTCTCTTCGTTAAACCCAAACAATGCGTCCCGCAAAGCCTGGAGCATTGGGCCTAATCCACCAAAAGAATCCTTAATTTGCCCGCCTTGCTGGAGCAAGATCAGGAAAGGGGATTGACCTCCAGCCAGCTGTGTCGCGATATCGGTGAACTGCGCCGGCAGAGTGCGCAGCGCGGCGCTGTACTGGCCAACGGAAATTCCAGCACGACGGGCAGCAGCTTCCTGCCGGGATAGCGCCTCTGGCAGTACGTCAGCGACACCAGAGAGGCGCTCACGCGTCTGGTTAAGGATTGTGTTGAAGTGCTCGAACTGAGCACCGTTAATGCGCCCAGCTTCGAAATGTGCCACCAACTGTGCGTGCTGCTCATCCAGCGAGTTGAACGCACGAATCGTCGGGTCGATTGAGCCCAGCAAGTTCTTCAGCGCTGTGGACTGCTTCTCTGCCGCCTGAGTGGCCGCCAGTTCTGCCTGGGCACGCGCCGCGGCTTCTCCGGTATCAGTCAGCTTGAGGCGGGTGTTTTCGAGAATTTTTTGATAATGAGTAAACTCCTCAGTATCGAGTAATCCCTTGTTGTGAATAGACCGCAGTTTTTGCTGCTGTTCATCAAGCTTCCCTAAGGCCGCAAGAGTTGGATCAATGCTTTCAAGCAGCCCTTTGAAAGATTTTTGTTGCTCCCATAGAGCTGCTGCGCTCTGCTTGCCAGCGTCGGCCCCGGCGCGAAACACGCTATTCAGATCATCTGCTTTATCTACAGCACCGGCCGCCGCCTGGCCGAGTTTATCCAGTTCGTTGCTGGCTGTTTTCAGGTCAGAAACATCGGCCCGCAAAGTAATCGAGGCGATCTGGTCTGTCATTATTTCGTCTCCTTATGCATTACCTTGAGAGCCTCGCTTTCCATAATTTGAAGGTCAGCCATGCAGGCCGCCGCATCCTCAACCCCGTGTAACTCGAACATCCAGGGGAGAACGTTGTAATCAAGGCCGGTCGCCCCGCTCGCGCCGACTCGCCACTGGGTCGCCAGGGAAGAGAAGATAGTGAAGGACCTCCACACTGAGGGCAGTATCCCCACCTCTTCCTCCACGTCCTCAGGCGTCAAACCAAAAGCGCTCAGCTCCGCGAGAGTCGGTCCCGGCGTATACAATGCTGCGGCGACCTGCCTCAGTTTTTTTCGCGGATACCCATCAGCTCTTTGGTATATGCCAGACCGATGCTGTCGAACGCGCGTGGATAGTTCCGCAGGAGGACAATAACGTTCTCGCGGTTAAACTCGTCCGGCAGCGCCCACCCCTCGACAATTTCCATGAGGTAGTCGGCCTGCGGCTCGATGGCAGTCTTTTTACCTTCAGCGGCCTTTTGCAGCTTCTCGTCCATGGAGCGCAGCTCTTCCAGCGTCTTATGGCGGAAAGTAAACGTCAGCTTGCCGTCTTCGGCGCCAGCGCGCGGAATGCTCGCGGTCACAGAAAAAGTTGGGTTGGGGATCAGGGAAAATTTGGTCATTTCGATTCCTAAGAAAGACTTTGGTTTCAGTAGCGAAAAAAGCCCGGCGTACCGGGCTCGGTTGGTTAGCTGACCGTGACGGTGCAGGCAGCGGAAGTAAGGGTCTTGCCTGCGGCATCGGTGACTTCGCAGGTGTAAACGCCAGCATCGCTGGATGCGACAGAAGGAATGTTGAACGTTGAGGCGGTTTTACCAGGCTGAGCGGTGCTGCCTTTCTTCCAAACGTAGGTGTATGGTGCTGAGCCGCCCTTCATTACCACTGCCAGATCCAGCGCTGCACCTGTGGCAACCGACTTGGTGGCCGGCAGGTCGGTCAGGAACGCCAGCGGCGTAACGGATGAATCGGCGATCGGGTAAATCTGCATGTCCGATTCGAAGTTCATGCGCGCCTCGTTACTTTCCACGGCGTTGATTTCCGTGCGCGGTACGCGCTGGAACGATACTTTGGCTGAGTAGAAACGATCAGCTTTGCCGCGTGGGTTATGGAACCAGACTGCCGTTGTGTCGCTGGAGTCATCCAGGTCAATGAGGCGTTTGTAGATCGCCAGTTGAGGGTCGTGTGCAAAGGTATAAACCTGAACCACCGCGTTTTTAAACGTTGGGATGGTTCGCGCTTTGTCATCTTCCAGGAACTGCACGCTGATGGTCTGCTGGTCACCACCTTCAGTTGATAGTGTCATCACCTGAGGCATGGTGATCCATGAGTCGATTTTGCGCAGCGTGCCCGCGCCAGTGCCTGCCGGGAATTTGGTGGTGTCGGTAGTATCGAATGCTTCCAGCACGATTTTATTACTGGTCACCGATTTGACGCGCAGCACCATGTTATCGAGCTTTAACCAGCCGGAACTCACCTGAACTACGTCACCGGCCAGAATGCCGGAGGCCGATGCAACGGTCAGTTCGCATTCCGTCGCGTTAGAGGCAGCGGTAAAGGTGATTGGGGCTTGATAGGCCTTGGCCACGTTCACACGCGAGCCGTTAGGGATTGCGAATGCCATAGCACTCTCCTGAATTTAGGTAATAAAAAACCCGCCATCCGGCGGGTCAGTAGTCAGCGCGGTACTGCATGCTGACGGGAATGGTGTAGGTTATGGAGCCACTGGACCCGTTGGGCGCCGAGGTTGGCCGGTCCTGGATGGGTTGTCTCACCTGCGGCGGCCCGTTGATGTAAACCGTCAGATCACCGTCCACCAGCGGCAGTCCTTCAGGGAATGCATCTGCCACCGACTGGGCAAGCCCTCTCGCCTGGCTCACGCCTGAGCCTGCGGGAGTAATGATGTTTACCTGCAAGATCCCCTGATAGGTACGCATCAGACCTTCTATGTCCTGACCTACAGTTTGTGCAGGTAAAACATAAACACGGGCGTATGGCGCATCCGGTGGATCAAATACGATATTCGGCCAGGCGATCGGCAAGCCGAGAGAGGCCGAGATTATGGCTACCCGACTCTCCAGCAGGTCAGCTATTCGCATGGACTGATCACCGACCATTGCGTACCTCGCTCATTGCCTCTCGGAAATATTGCGCAGCATCCAATGCGGTCAGTCCGACCATGCCGCCGGGCGCCTGATTCGAATGACCATTCTCCAGCGCCTGGGCATATGGCAGGTTATTGGTAAAGTAAATAGAGTTCACCTGCCCCACCCGGAACACTTCGAGCACCGCCAGCCCGCGGGAGTTGGAACCCTGCCCGGAAGCATCTGGGGTATCGTTCGTCTCTGTAGGCTGGCTGTCGAGACCCACATACCAGTTATTTTTGAATCGCCCGCCGACATAACCCTCTGGCTTTTTGATGTCCATCGAATCGTTGACACGCAGGCCTCGCCTGAGCCGCCCTGCTTTTGTAAGGTTGGCCGGATCATTACGTAGCGCCGCGTTATGCTCTCGCACCGCGGTGTTATAGGCTGATGCCGTCTGGTTTACCTGCCAGATTTCTGGCTGCCCGACAGGTGACATGTCCACCAACCGCCCGAGGATTTTGATACCCGTCCGGCGGACCGCCTCCTCAATCTCCTGCTTTGAACCATCTACGAACAACTGAATGGCAGCCAGGAACGGCTGATTTGCAGAACTGGTCATAATCAGGTCCTCAGCTGGATGTTGTAGGAGATCAGCACATCTGCGGGCTTAACCGGATTCGGCTGAACCACGCGCCACTTTTTGCCGTCGATATCAATGAGGTCGCCAATGCGCACTTCCGTTTCAAACGTGGCCGCCAGTTTCTTATCGCCCGTAGCAATCAGTGAACCGTCGATTTCACGCGTGGAGTATTCGGTGATAACGCCGGTAACGGTCGCTGTAATAGGCTCGGTGATAACCTCTTTCCCGTACTGATCGCGGGTGGTGGTTCCGCCGCGAGTCAGTTGGTAGGCTTTGCCGTTCTCCGTCAGCAGCCGCGTTGCCGTGGCGCGCATGCGGCGATAGTCGATTGCCATGCTACCCCCTTTCGATCCGGACCTGGTTGCCGCCCACCACAAGCCCGCGCAGCGAGGAATAGAACCAGGGGAATGAAGGAGTGGCCTTATTCGTTCCCGGCTCGTACTGCACAGAGACGGCCCCCTGTACGCTCTCAGCTATGACCGCGCCGCCACCGGAGACCGACGGCGTGAGGTCAATCTCCTGCGACTCGATAGCCAGGCGGCATTGAGCATCAATCAGGCGCTGTGGAATAGCATCATCCGGCAGGTCCACACCATCGAAGCGTACGCCGGAGCGCGGCCAGGATAGAGGCTGAGATGCGCTGGAGCGCTGACCACGCCAGGACCTTCCTTCCAGAAAGTCCATCGCCTGCATCAGCATCTGGCTGCATTCGCCATCTTCGGCAGGTATGGTGTATCCGCGCGCGGCGGCAAAGACCCGCAGGTCGGACACGCTGGCGTAGCTGTTAAAGTCCGGCGAATGGGGATCGGCAACCAGCATGGTTATTCCTCCAGACGCCAGTCCAGCGCCAGCCAGTTATCCACTTCATCAGGGTGAACATCAGCGCGCAGCGGACCGCCGGGGAACTCTGGGATATCACGCACCATGACCACCAGCTCAATACCTGGCTGTTCCTGCTGCTGTTCCTGCTGCTGTTCCTGCTGGGCAGGGTTATTATCAGCAGCCTGCTGAGCTGCAAGCTTTTCCGCGTCACGCTGAGCGCGCTGTTCTCTGGTTAATCCGGCCATTGGGCCTCCTGAAAAACAAAGGGGCCGAAGCCCCCTGGGTTAACCCATGATGATGGTGGAATGTTCAGGCTGAACGGAGGCCACACCCCACGCCACACCAACCTCGTAACGCACCTGACGGTACTGGCGGTACAGCGCGATCTGGAAGGTAATACCAGATACCGGATCGGTTACGTTCATCACGTCGTCAGCGGTATCGCCGCCTTTTGGCATGGCCGGGGTACGGCAAGCCAGCAGGAATGCGTTACGGTCAAAGGCAACGTTTGGCACGAACTCGCTCAGCACAGTGACAGTTGCCTGATCTGCCAGATCCTGACGCAGGCCAGGTGCGCCGATGGTGATAGTTGAAGAGGTTGCCGCTACAACCATGTACTGGTTGTCATCACCATCGAACTTCACTGCGGTCCCGGCAGCAATACCGCCAGTGCCAGCAGAGATAGCAATAATGATGTCGCCCTCTTTCTTCTCGCCATTGACCTTATAGCCCGTCGCCGTGCTTTTCGCGGTGCGCTTGATGTTGGCGGATTCGTGCAGGTTAAAGCCCATCACACGACCAATGATGCCTTCACGCAGCAGCTGATCGGTACCGGCTTCGTTCGCTTTGAACAGTACGGACTGTTTACCACGGATTGACGCCATCGCTTCGCCGCCCAGTACCATGCGCAGGTCAGTGGTTGGTGCGCCGTTATCAGTCAGCACCTGCCGAGCGTTCGCCGCATCAGACAGGTCGTCTTTGACACTGAACGGTGTATCTTTTGGAGCACCAACAGCGCGGGAAGACTTATAAGCCAGCGATGCCAGGTCAGCATCCATTTCGTTGCTCAGTGCGCGGAACGCCTGAGAAAACTGGTCAGCCAGGACAATGTCATAAGTGCCTGATGGTCCGATGGCAAGCTGCTCTTCACCATTCCATTTGACCGGGGCCATTTTGGATTTGGTGATTTTCACGTCCACGGTACCAATGTTCTGATCACCGTCGTTTGGCGCGGTTGCCGCCGGAGTGATATCAACGGTGGTGGTTTTTGGTGCTACCGGTGCGGTCACGGTTTGGTCTTTGGCCGCGGCATCGGCTTTAGCGTTACGGGCCACCGCCGGGATAAAGCCCACCTGCTCACGGGATACGCGGTTCAGTGCCGTGTAGATGGTCGGGATCAGGCCAGTCAAAGTGTTGGACATTTATTTTTCCTTTCGATTAATCAACGATGCTCGTGCCGCCGCCAATCGCAGCCTGTTGTTCAGCTGGTGGCAGGGCGTCAAAAGCAGCGCGTTTCATGGTTTTCTGCCCGGCCTGATGCTGCGACTGGTGAGAACCACCGCCGCTGTTGCCGGACGATTTGAGGATGTAGTCTTTCTGCGGGTGCGACTCGACCAGAGATTCCAGCGCTTCATCGAAGCTGGCCAGCTCGCCGGGCTTGGTGCGGGAGAACACCTTATTGCCCTGGCCGTCGTAGGCCACAACCTTGCCGTCTTCGATTTTGAAGTTCTGCCCGAAGTACGAACGCACGAACTCACTGGGGATCGCCATCTTCTCCGAGATGAATTTGGAGCCACCGAAGCGGCCGCCGATCATCTCGTCGTAGAGTTGAGTTTCCAGTTGCTGGGTCTTGCTGTTCGCCTCTTCGAGTTGCTGTTGGAAAACTTTGGTGATCTCCGCCTTTACCTGGTCAACGGCACCAGCATCGATCAGTTTTTTCTGGTCGATTTTGGTCATCATTTCCAGGGCTTCGAGCGCCTTGGCCGGGTCGGTGATGCCAGAGAATTTCGCGAGATTGGCTTCCGCCGCTTCCTTCGCTTCACGGTGAGTTTTCGCCTCACCATTCAGGGAGGTGATTTTGGTCATCGCTGCGACCGCATCAAACGGGATCTCTTTGCCGTCATCATGGACGTACACAGGCATACCGTTTTCAACGACCACATTTCCGTTAGCATCAAGTTTCAGTTTCATTATTTTTGCTCCAGCCTTCCGGCCATACGTAATGGGTCATCCGACCCGGGCACCGCGTCGCATCCGCTCAGCGGCAGGCATAAAAAAAGCTGCCCGGAGGCAGCCTGTTAGATAAATTCGATGGTTATGTAACCGCGCAGCTTGCGGGAGTAAATTTCACCCCGCTTTCGCTTGTGGATCCGTAACGGGTGTGGATGAATACAGGCGATACCACGTTTGACATCAGCCCATACACAGCTCTTTATCTCATTGCCATTAACGAACACCCTTCGCCTTCCACGACCATCTCCAACGTAGTGAAAATCTTCGTTACGCATACCCTATTCCTCAAACGCCGACGCATCCACGCGGCGCAGTTCGTCCAGGTTCAGAAACTCCCCGGCATCATTGAACATCTCAGGCACGGTGATTTTGCCGTCACGCAGCATCCGCGCGCGAGTAACGCCCAGCACCTGCTCCTGCCGTGCGTACGGTTGCCTGACGAGCCATTCGGCATAGCTGGTATGCGATGGCACCTGTCCATCCATCGAAGCGCGTGTGGCGCTGCTCAGTTCGCCAGATGCTATCTGCAATTCCTCCCACGATTTAGTGATCAGAATTTCGCATGAGCGACAGCAGAAATGAATTTTGCCGGGCCCGCGCAGATATGGGATTGCATGGCCCAGCGGCTTACCATCGAGCGAATAGAGTTTGCGATCTCGTATGATGCACCACTGGCTGGTATGGGTGTCCAGCGTCGAAGACCACTGCTTGGCCTTTACGATATCGCTGTTGGCCAGTGCAAATTCCTGGCGCGCTGTAGCGGCCACATGGTTCACCGCCGTGCGGGTTACTACTGCAAGGTCACGACGTGAAACATTTATAACCCCGTCCTGGCGGTGGAGTTGCGGCGTGCCGGCGACCCGCTTCACAATCTGCTCGACGGTTTCACCCTGAAGAAATCCGGTGCGCACGGCACTGGTAATTTTTTCCAGCCGATCCGATTCGAGTTTCTTGCCCCACTCTTTCAGCAATCTCCCCTGAAAAGGTTGCGCCACCGCAGAGGCGTAGACCTGCTCTGGAGCAATGCTTTGCAGCGGGACGTGCTTAAGCACCTGGCCGGGAATGAGGCTGCTGAACAGGTCAAACTGATACCCGGTCTCATAATCAGCGTAACGAGTCAGTTCGCGCATCAGAGCAGCATTGACCGGTTCGTAGGCCTGCTGGTTTAGCTCCCGCACACCAGCCAGTAGCGATGCAAGGCGGCGCGCGCTGTAGGTGTCAGCGCGCTTACCCTCCAGCAGAACAAGCAGCCGGGCAGCCAGATCAGCATCCATCCTGTTAAGCAGTGCCACCATTCGTCGGGCTACGCCCGTCCCGTAGCGCGTCACGTAAAGTCCGTGAGCTATGGTCTCGTCCTGCAACCTGTCGTTTACCGAACGAGCCATATCACACCTCGCCCGGTGGCGGTTCAGTCAGAGATGCTGACTCAGCAAGCAACTCGCTCAGAACCACATCGGGATCCGCGTCGGCATCAATCAGGTTGAGTTTTTGCAGGGCTTTGATTGCATCGATACGGCGAAGGTCACCGCCCTGACGCAGCGACTGAATGGCCATCGCCGCTGGTGGATTAAACTCTTTCGACTCGACATCAAGCTCGGTGCGCACGTCAACGTTGCCGCCTTCCGCTTCACCGATGTACTCAGCCATGATTTGCAGGATATTGTCGATCGCATCTTCCAGGCTTGTCGCCATGGTGTAGAGCGGTGACTGCTCCTGCATTTTCTCTTCAGAGGTCTGGTCTACCGACTTGGTAGAAGTATTTTCGGTGCGCAGCAGCTTCGCACCTGCCTGTCGCATTTGCTCCACCAGCTCTGCCAGCGACTCTTTGCCAGCACCGATGGAGGAACCTGTATGCTCGACGTATTCCAGGCCCTGCCTTTGCCGATCGGAGAATGACGTGGCAGAGGATGAGCCAATCACCAGTTCTTGCCCCTCTTCCAGCCCGAACACCGTGAGCAACGGCACCCTAGCGACATGCAGAATGTTGTCCTGCTCGCTCTGGCTCTGCCAGTGCTTAATGTTCAGCAGGGCCATATTGAGCAATGGAGGTGAACCACACATAAACCCGGTGCGTTTGGTGTAGAGCGTAACCAGAGTGATATCCTGGCGGGATGTCTGCCACTCCTCGAATAGCGCCCAGTTCGCGGCACCGTCAGCATCTTTAGCCTTGCGGTAAATTTCCACCTTTCCAGGTGTCAGGTACCGTATTTGCTCGACCTTGGTCTGCCCGAAGTCGTCGCCGTCTTCGACCACAACCTCTTTGATACGCAGCGCAGTCAGCACCACTTTGCCGTCCACCATTTTCGACTTCCAGCCAATTACCTGGCGTGGATTGAGCATGGTGACATAGGGGCGCGCGCCGGTAGCTTTCTCTTCAGCTTTGGTTTTCACCTTTTCGGTGTCCACCCTGGGATAATCCACCAGCGCGTGGGAGAGGCCATACTGCATCGCCAGACCGAAGAATGCCTGTGCCCATACGTCCAGGCGCGTCCCTTCAAGGTCGAAGTTTTTCGCATACTCTCGCAGCTGATCCGGCACATTCTCGGCAAGCTTAATAGGCTCGGCGAATACACGCCCGATGTTTTGCTTAATGGTCTCTTCGTAGGCTGGCAGAAGCGTGGCCACGGCCAAACGTTTTTTGTAGTCCTCCCTGTCTTCTTTCGGCCAGCGCGGTAGATATTGCTCGCCCAGCTGTCGCATATAGAGCGTGCCGCCCATCAGGGCATCGTTGATATCCCACGCCTCGACCATGTTCCCATAGTCCAGATTGGGTGTTGAAATGTCAGGCATGGAGTTAGAGCCTCAGATTGGTGACTTTGCCGACTCTCTTCGGCGGTGAATGCAGAACGGCATATCGGGTAGCATCCCAGTCGTGATCTTCCTGTTGGGTATCTACATCGTCGGGGTTTTTACTGTCGCGCACGAGTACCGGCACACGGCTGATCCAGCCACGGCAGTAGTCGAATACGTAAAATGCAGGTTTCTCCGGGATGCCGGATTCCAGTTTCTTACCTTCATTGACAGCTTCGAGCATATCGGCAAACAGAGCGGCGCCGTTAACGCGCGATCCCGGCTTTTGGTTTGCCTCAAGCCATTTAACGCCCTGGGACTCCATCTTCTGCGCAATGGAGAGTTCATCATCGCCTGTATTGTAAATGGCGCTGTCAGCCGGGCCCGGTGTAACCTTCTTGCAGATGCCAGGCATGATGTTCAGTTGCCCCTGCGTCACCCCGTTAAGCTTGATTTCGTCAGGCTCAGCAAGTTCATCGCCCACCAGCCGTTTATCTACCCAGGCAACGCCCTTAGCGACGTTTGTTGATGACATATTCAGGCCTTTGTTCAGCTCGTCCGGTGGGCAGCCGTACCACTCGCCAATAAGAATCAGCGTCCCAGCAGGCGGGCAGAACTGGCGGCCATCAGGCAGTTCTGCGGCGGTTCCGTCGGATCGTGCCCACCAGAGGTTGGAAAACGGTTTCGATTCGCCCCAGTCATGCGAGCGGTCGACCGTCCAGCTATCCGGTATGCGGAATGGCTTGATGACATGATGCGAGGCATTCCACAGATGGTCGAAACGTCCGCCGCTGGTAACATCCCACGAGCCCTCAACCCACGCCTTACGGCGATTCGGGTCTTTGATGGCCATCAGCGTTGCGATGTACTGCGGATCGAGGTACGGGTTCTCTTTGAACGAGCCGTGAATCGCAACGCGGGTAAGCGTGACGTCCTCTTCCCGCTCGGTCTGCGGGTTGAACACCTTCTGTGTTTCGCGAATGATAGTGCCGCGCGGCGCCGGCTCAATGAATCGTTTTTTTACCCAGGTGTGGCCGATGCCGAACGGGTTTGTGGTGCTGAAAGTCTCCAGCGGGATCGGCTTAAGTAATGAACCATCTTCCAGCGGGTAATTCTCTGGCCGGAACGATGAGCGCCGGCAGGAAAACATCATCTCGTAAAACTCAGATGACTGCTGCTTGGTCAGTTCGTTGAAACCGATGAACGGGAATTCCTGCCCGTGATAATCCCAGTAATCGCCCTCCTCCTTGCCGAAGCGAAACAGGAGTTCTTCTCCAGTCGGCCATACCCAGCGCAGCTCGGATGCTGACGCCAGATAGCGCGCACCGTCATTAAATAGGCGATACATACGCTTCGACTGGGTGATGATGTCGGTGAGGTTTTTATACTCGGTATCGAAAATGACACCGCGCCAGAACGAGCCGTAGCCCAAACCAACCAAGCGACGAAAGCGCGCCAGCTGAGCAGCGGTCTTGCCCGGCCCACGCGTGCCCTCGTAGAGGATCTCGTTACACGGGCAGCTCAGGGAGAGCGATTGCGATCCCGGCAGAGGTTTCCAGACGGCTTTGTAATTCATCCACCCAGAACCTCGCTCTGTTGCTTCTGCGCTGCTGCTTCCCAGTCGTCTACGTTATCGCAGGACGGTACCGGCATAATGCTGTGGGTTGCAGTGACCTTCTGCTCCACCTGCTCTTTGAACGCCTGCACGCTTATGTGCTTGCCAAGTAGTTCAAGGTTCTTCACCTTATCCGGCCATTTGATCTTTTTGAGAATAGTCTCGGTGGTCTTCTCGTCGAAGTCCTGAATCGTCGTCGAAATATCCATTCCCTGAAGCGTGATGCGCCAGACCTTAGGCCACAGCGATATGGGTTTTAGCGTTCCATCGTCACGGAGGATGTCGAGCACATCCATCTGGTCAATCTCAAACAAGCGCCTCAGCACATAATCAGCATCAATGTCGATTCGATCATTGCGCTCCGCTTTGAGTTCGGAGATTCTGGACTGGATACTAAGTTTCGCTAAGTTTTGAGCGCCCTGTTCGTTCGCGGTCTTTTCGCTGTACCCCGCCCGAATAGCCGCTTGTGTGGCGTTTAAATCGATGAGGTACTCGCGACAGAACATTTCTTGCTTGTCGGTGAGTGCCATTAATCTTTCCTAACAATGAGGTAATTATTCTTGGACAGTTACTACATAACCATTAATGCAATACAAATCATGCTCGCGAAAAGCAATGGTTATTATTTAATCGCTTGGTCTAATCAAAACCGTACTGCCGGTTCGAAAGATGAGTTGGCTAAAATTTTGGCTTCGGAATTTGGCATCACCAATCTTGAAGCTACCAACTACGTTGCCGATCTGAACTAAATGATTATTGCCATCGAAGCGATAATAGGCCGCATTCGATGGCCTCCCAGTCCGGTTTGCTCATTCGTTACTCCGTTGTTTGTTCTGCTGGCTGTTCGGTCTGCTCTTCCGGCACCGGCGTGAACTCCACGCGCTTTACATCAGCAGGAGCGAAGTACAGCCACTGCCCCGTCTCCGTCGCAAGCGGCACAAAGCCATTAACCAGTTCAGGCTGACGTCGTGACATCTTGCCCGTGAAGGTTTCGCCTGTTTGGGTGGTTAGCGTGATTTGGTAGATGTCGGACATTGAGAGCCTCTTTAGCCTTTAACGGTGGTGCCGTCCTGCGGTTTAGCTTCACTCATTTCGTAGCCTTTTCGGTTATGCGCCAACTTGCTTTTGCTGGCTTGTGGATGGATATTGCTGGGATGAAACACATGGAGATAACCAAATGAAGCAGATTCTTTTTGCGTGGTTTGTTTTAACAAATACCTTTGCCTGCATCACCTTCAGCATTAACGTGAACAACTCGCTAATGCTTGATTCAGCTTTGCCGTGGATTGTTGGGATTTCTCTTGCAGCAATCACTAATTACTTATTGGCTAAAAAACTGAAGAAAAGCGGTTTTTTATAGCACGTGCTTAAGGCATTGGTGTCTTCACTATTTCAGGCACTGCGTGCTGATGTAGAGTTGCATGCCGCGAATCATTTTGTCAGCGGTTGCGATTCCGTCCCGGTGATCGAAATAATTCCGTCGAGCGTCTGGAGTAAGTTCGGGGGTTCCTGCATCATCCACGCCGGTGGCGGAGGTGGATTTGGACACTCCAGGGCAGGTTGCGGCGATGCGCAGCCGTTTAGCGCCAGAATCGACATCCCGACGCAAATCGTTAATGGTTTTTTTCGCATCGGACAATTCCTTCGTGTATTTGGCATCCAGCGCAGCCACATCTCGCTGACGCACCTGCATATCTTTGATGGTTGCGTTAGCTAGGTTGAGATTTTTGGTGGCCTTATCGCGCTGGTCTTTGTAGGCGATCGCGTTGTCGCGGTAATGGTTAATAGCCCAGGCCATGGAAACCAGCAGTACTATCACAACTATGGGCAGCCATAGTTTCTTGATAATAGCGACGATCATGATTTTGGCTCTGTCACAAAACCGCCGGCCTCTTTGAATTTCTTCAGGAGGTTTTCAATCCTGTGCTCGTGCTGTCCATAACCCGCCCCGGGCAGTGACGCCCAAATGTTGCTGCATCGGTCAATGGCCTGGAGGATATAGCCTTCGTCAATGAGCTGCAGTGCGCGGCGCTCTTTAATTTGCTGCAATGCCACTGCATCCTGGCTGTCCGGGGAGAAGTCCTTCAGGCCAAGCTGTGAACGATAAGTATCCCAGTAGCGTGATAGAAGTTGATATCTTCCAGCCGCCGTGGATTTCAGTCTGGGGTTAAGCGTGACCAGCTTGCGAGGGTGATCTGCGTAGCTCGTAAAGAGGGATCCGCCAACGATCACGTCATAGCCGTGGTTCTTAGTTGGCTGACCAGGTTTATCGGTTCCCTCTGACCATGCGAGCATATCCAGAAAGGCTTTCCGCTGTGCGTTGATTGCTTGCATGACTACTCCGTTATAACGACCTTCGCCAGATTCCCGCGCGCCAGCCACACCGCCATGCAAATGACGGAGTTAAGCAGCAGATCGCCGAGGTTAACCTGAACGTAGTGGCCGAGCAGAATGTTGAAGGCGTTGAATCCGGCGGCAAGGATGACCAGATAGGCCAGTACCGCGACACTCAGGCGATGACGCTTTCCCTCTTTCCGGAAAAACATCAGCCTGACCATAATTAACAGGCAAACTATGGCGTTTGCATCCATCAGAAGAAGCTGCCATGTCATTTATCTTCCTCCCCCAGCCCCGGCATCTTCCCGCTTTTGGATTTGCGGAGAATACGCAGCAGGACTGCCACGGAAATGGAAGCAGTGACAATTGCACCGACAGCTGGCGATACCTCAATGCTGGCCGGTGGCTTCATCAGGCTTAACGGCGTGTTGATGATTCCGGCCATGATTTTCGCCATGGGAACGGAGAAGAACACGCCACTGATAAACGATATCAGCGCAAAGATAGCCTGCTTCCAGAGTTGATGGGGATCTGAGGTCAGAACGTATAGCGCAGTTCCGGCGAGTGATCCGAGCATCACTGCTGGAGTCGCCTCCGGAAACAGCGTGGCAAAGGTTACACCGACTGATGACGATGTAAGACCAACGCCTACGATAGTGAAGGTCTCAGACATATTTATTCCGCGTGTAGTTGGTTCAGGCCCTCGGGACGATTTAACAAGAAGGCATGTCGAGGATGGTTCCCGGGACCTGGAATAAAAAACCTGGCGACAAGCCAGGAAGATGAGGGTAAGGCAATGTCGGCTCTCTGGCCGAAGGGTCCCAGGTAGTGGGTTCTGTGTGCGGCGTACCGCAAATAAAAAAGCCCAAGGTGTAAACCTCGGGCTAGAATTCTTTGTGTCGACAATCGAAGCTATGGCGACGATATCAGATTTACATGAAATATATGCTTTTCAATCCAGTTTTGCAAGACTTGAGCCTAAATTTGTCGCCTTTTGTTGTGAACGTGATCGCGTAACCTGCAACAAAGCACCACTGTCCAGTCGCAGGAAGATGCGGCGCATCTCCACCCAGCGGTCCGTAAACGTCTCAGACCAGTTCTTTGGAGTTACCCCGACCAGTTTCGCCAGCACCTGATATTCGTACGTCTCACGCCCCGCCAGCTCTGCCTTAACGTCCTGCGCCGCCAGCCATATCAGCTTCTTCAGGCGCTCCATCGTTTTGCCGGCCACTTTCTTCGCGCCGATCTGTTCCCGGAACTCTGCCCACGCCCACTGGGTGATCGCCACCTGGTACTCAAAGCGGATGTTCTCGCTGTAGTTCCACAGAAGCCATGCTTTCTGGTGGTCTTCCAGTGACAGGACAGCGCGGCGCCACGATGCGGTCACGAACTCAACCGGCCCAACCAGCGCGATGGATGAGCCTTTGGCGCGGGACTGGCTGCCACTCATCGCCGGGCCGTCGGGGTTAACCTTCCGGCCGGTGACCGGGTCGGTTATTTTCTTCCGCCCCCGGCTGCGCGCCGTCGCGGTGAATTGCGCGTTTTCGGCGAAAGCTACCAGCGGCCCTTTCGTCGCCCCGCTGAGGTCTGCGGTCGCCACAATGAGCTGCTGACGTACGTATTCCAGTTGCTGACTGTTCATGCGGCTTCCTTCTGTGGCTGGTTGGTTTTGGTCTGGCTGTGCTTTGCTACTGGTGGCAGGTTGGCGCGCTTAACGCTTTCTGCCTGGTACTTTTCGAAATCAGCTCTGGTCATGATTCCACCACTCCCGTGCTGACTTTCTGTATTCAGGGTTTTCTGTCTGACAGATAATTTCCGCTCGATCGCCGCTTATCAGTTCGCGAGCTTTCGCATGCAGCCTTTCTCTTTTCGAAAGCTGTGTCGTTTCATACCAGGTGCTGGCAACGAACTTTCTCGCTTCAACTGGAGTGAATGACTTCATGCTGCCTCCTGCTGTTTCAGTGCGCGAAGGTCTGCTCGGGCCTTGGCGCGGATGCCATCGAGCTCTTCTCGGGTGTATCGGTGGGTTTCGTTGTTGGATTCCAGCGCCAGCACGCGCTCTTCGCCGATCAGCTCAACCAGCGCTGCACGGTATGCCTCGATGTTCCCGGACTTATGAACGTTGCAGGCGGAGCACTGGAGCCAGATATTGTCCGGGTTAAAGCGAAGCTGTGGTGCGGCGGCCGTGGTGCGGTAATGCCCGGCATGCCAGGCAAACGCGGTCTTGGTTCCGCAGGAGATGCAGCCGTGGCCGGCGGCCAGAAGCATTTCTCGACGCCAGTCGTTGAAGGCGCGCTGAGTCATCTGCACCCAGTGACGGATTGGCTTCAGCTCATTACGGCGTTCTGCGCGGCGCTGGCGCCCTGCTTTCTCGGCTTCCTTCTGCTCTTTGATGCGCTTAGCCGCGGCTTTCACCTTCTCCTTTTCGCGCTCTTCCATCGCGAGGATTGCGCCGTGTTCCGGGCAGCACCAGCGGCTCCGGATGTCGTGGAATTTCGGCACGAAGTATTCGCCGCATACTTTGCACTTACGGCGGGATGGTTTACGCATGGTCACTACCTTGGACCTGTACCAGCGTGAGTTTTCCGCAGAACACGGCGCCGGTGTCGATGTACATCTGGTTGGCATATTTCAGGGGCTGGCGCGCTGGGGTGTGTCCGAAGATAAACAGATCTGCACCGGCTATTGCCGAGACAATGCCGTCCTGAGCGTCGCTGACCCGCTCACGATTCCAGATGACCATATCTTTTGGTATCGGCTTGTCGAACTCATATTCGTTATGCGGGTAGTCAGCGTGGCAGATAACGATTTTACGTTCAGCGGTAACCAGCTCGATGACGAGTGGCAACTCAGCCGCTTTGTGGACGAGGGCCTTAGCCAGCACCTCTTTGTCATAGTCGAGATTGAAGAACCAACCGCCACCGTTTACCAGCCAGTGATTGACGTTTCCATGCTCTGAAAGCCCATCAACCATCATCTGCTCATGGTTACCGCGCACAGCCCTGAACCACGGCATAGTAATCAGATCCAGGCACTCGACGTTTTCCGCGCCGCGGTCAACAAGGTCGCCAACCGAGATCAGCAAATCATGCGCTGGGTCGAACGAAACTTTTTCGAGCTCATTCATCAGCAGCGTGTAGCACCCATGCAGATCCCCGACGACGAAGATATGGCGCCAGTCAGCGCCATTAATGCGTTGATACATGCTCATGCGGATTTTCTCCTCGCTGCGAGGCGCAGCCATTTCTGATCTACCAGGCGGGCGGTGTAGCCTTTCAAGGTCGGGATGTCGGACGGCTTAACCACGGCCTTGCGCTGGCGGCGCGCCGGAACGCGGAAGATTTCATTGGTGATGACGCGGGAAAGTGGAGTAGACATCAGGCCTCCTGCTTATCGCGCAGCTGCTGGTATTCACAGCTCTGCGGGATGGTCAGGTGGCAGCCGATATTCATCGCCCAGGCTTCGACTTTGCACAGGAAAATGTACATCTCGCCGGTTTCCAGCTCTGACGTATGGCGGAGGGATTGGACCGTGGTTATCTCTCCAGAAACGACGTCTACACGGTCCTTGCTTTCGTAGCCGAGATAGGTGTGCTTCATAGCGTCTTTGACCCACTCAGGCGTAGCGAAGGTCTTGCCACGGGCGATCAGGTACTCGCTAATTTCCGTGTACCACATGTGGCTGAGCGAGTTCTGCGACAGGCTGCGCTTCTCGCGCCATGGCTTAACCTGAAGGCGGAAACATTGCCCGGCATCCAGCAATGGCTGAATCTGCTGGCCGATGGCCGCGAAGTTACCGCGATGGAGTTTGATACCGTCTACTGGCAGAGTCATACGGCCTCCTTGACGGAAACCGCAGAATGCAGAAAATCGCAGGTGCATTTCTGCATCTGTGACAAGGTGAGGAGTTCAGATTGTGGTCGCATTTAAGTCCCCTTAAATGCGCAGAAGTCACCGGAGTTGTTCAGGCTCCGATGACTCAATTATGGCGGGTTGATTCCATAAAATCAACGTAAGTGAATGGCCTCATTTGAGTCCACGAATTCAATCTTCCGCATACTTACAGCAAAGCGAGCATACATCATTCCCACCGTGCTCTTCATATGCGCTTTTAACAGCATCAGTCATTTCTTTAAAGCTTTCGAATGGATGGCCGCCGTTGCTTTTTTTATAAGCTCCAGCAGCGTATTTGTAGATGTCGGACTCTTCTATGCCCTCATCAACATAAGTGCCCTCATGATGAGGGCACTGTGTTAAAGCGCCAACCCTACCAAGCATCTCCAATGCCCAACACTCTTGTTTCATGCAAAGTTGATCGATACTCATAACGCCTCCTGTTGGTTTTACATCGCCAAATGAATGTACCACCAAGAAAGAGGAAATGAAGCAGTTAAATTGTAAAACATGTGTATATATCAATGAGTTAAAATAGTTTGCTATTTTTTCTTACAGCCTTTCTGCGTCGAATGGGTTAGGCATCACTCATCATCCTCATCCCAATCATCGTCGTTATCGTCAACCGCCCACAGCAGCGGGTTGGTAGCTTTGCTTACCTGGCTTGCATATCCGCTGCGCCCAAGACTTCTCAGCACGTTGTATATCTCGAACATCTCAGTGCGTTCATCGCCAAGATCCAATTCACAGGCCAGTGTGTGACACTCTGTAGCAAGCGAGGCTAACTTTTGGAGGAATTCTGATTTACTCACGACTTCACCCCCTGCTGCGGTGCTGCTGCGAGCATGGCCCGCCAGATAACTGTGTGCTGAACCAGGAACATAGTGTCATCCTCCGAATCGAACAGGACATCATTGCTACACATAGCGGCAGCTATCATTTCCTCTGTAGGCTCAACCGGCACCAGTTTCCAACCATCCGGAATCACCGGAGAGTTGCCATCGGCACCCTGAAGCATGGCGGCGCGGCAGGCGTTCCAGCCAACAGCTTTTCCGTGTTCAAACGCGCTATCAAAGTCATCATCCATTTCCATCTCATCAGGCACAGATACCGGCGCTGGAGGGGCTGTGTAAAGTGGCATTACCTCAATATTGAAGATATCCCCCTCGCTTGGACATGCCTCTGCGCTACCGTAAACCCAAGGGTGAACGACTCCGTTACGCTTGTTGATTAATCTGTGCGCCCACGCCACAGGCTCCGCTTCCATCCCCGCAAGCGCCATGCGTGCCAATGCAGATGCATCACCACACTGGACGTGATCGGTTTCAATGATGTGCTGTAATTGTTCTTTGGTGAATGTCATGGGTTAGTCCTTAATCACATTCTGACGGTTGGAGCGGCAAACCAGCGCCCAGAAATTCATATCGCAAATCAGCGCTACGCGCATTTCCGCCGTAAAACGACAGCCAAGCTTATTTGACTTGCCGACAGACCGCCGACGCTTGCGCATTAACTTGCGTGCGTGTGCCGCCTGCACTTCAACCTGACGATGCCTTGAGGCATAAACACCCTTAGGGGGTATCTTCCGAGCCTGTTTCTGATAAGCGGTTAACAGGTCATGTACGTCTGTAAATTTAGCCATTTCACTCCCCTTTACCGGCTGCGGTGGGGACATCGATGCCAGCAGCAGACAATGCAATGCTGAACGCTTCCTTCAAATCTGCTATCTGCTTGTCTTTGGCTTCCAGCTCATCTAGGAGCGCCAGCACAACATCTGGGGTTATAGCATCATTGAATTCGTCGCGGTCATAACCCCAACTATCGGATGCTGCTCTCTCCGCCATTTCACGTAGCGCCTGTTTGTCGATGTTGCTCATTGGGCGGCCTCGCTAGTTAACTTTTCGAGAATGGCATCAAGAGCCTTCCGTTTTCCGGCATATCCGCCACCAACCCACTCTCCACGAAGCAAGGCGTAATATTTTCCGTCGTCTTCGTGATACGGTCCTCTGATAGACCAGTCGGTTGTGATGGCGTCGATCGCCTTTTTAGTTTCTGCGAAATCCATCATGCTCATACCCCTGCCCTCCCCCAAACCATCAATACTCGCTTCATTGCCGCGCTGTTGCGGCATTCCTGAAATATTCCGTTGGTGCAGCTGAGCGCTGTACCAGCTTGCTCTTCCGGCGTCGCCAGGCGATAAGTCACCGTTCGCCAGACCTTGCTCACGCGGACAATCTTGCGGGACCGTTCCAGATCGATAGCATTCTTCGTGATGCAGTTGATGGTCATGCCACACTCTGTGGCCACATCCTTAGCAGTGAAGGTCCGGTGCGTTTCGAGATAACGCAGAATTGCCTGCTTGCCTTTCATTGAATAAGCCCTCTCTCTTTCCCGCGCTGATACTCTTCCCAAAGCCATTGGGCCGGGGTGAGAGCGCCGAGAGTCGCCGCATTTGGCATGCACCCGAAGCTTTTTCCTTCCGGGTGATAACCGGCCTGACGGCTCACGTGATTTGTCGGGATCACTTCATCAGAATTCTCGAGCGCCAGGACGGGGGATGGTATTTTTTCCCCACCAGCAACTTTCAGCGCCCATTCCTCAAGTTTTTTTGACGCGTATTTTTCAGTTTCAGCCTCGCTCAGCTGGCGCTGGTACATCGCTCTGCGCGTATCGGTCACAATCCAGTACATGACGTCATGAGACCACGGGAAAGCTTCTGCTCCGCCGGTATGCAGCCCTTTTTCGCGGCTATACCGATGGAACTCATTCATCACATCAGCCAGGCCAATGCCAAGTACCGTGCCGCTATCCTTGCACCATTTGATGAATTGCCCCGGAGAAGGCCAGAAGGGTGATTCACTGGCGCGGGCATGCCGTACACCTGCGGAAAGTTGTTCGCGGGTGCGGATCCCATTCTCTGAAAACGCTGCGATCCACTGACGCTTTGCCGTTTTCTCGTCTGCGTCAGTTTTCAGGTTTGTCTGCGTAGACGCAGGGAAAATCTGCTTCAGCTGCCGAAATAGAGAATCAACAAGCCCCTCAGCCTCAGGGTTGATAACCTTCTGCTGGTCGGTACTTCCGTTCGCCATTCTGGAAAGTAGCGCACCATCACGGCCGTTTACGGCTTGCATAATCTGATTGTTCACAGGAAGTCCTCCCATCCCTCGCGGCTGTTCCAGTGAGGCGTTTCCTGCTCGGCACGACTACGCTTAGCCAGCGGGTTAACCCTGGCATTCCGGATCCAGACTCTGAAAGCCGAATTCCAGTCGATTAGCTGCGTGCCGCGGGAAAGGTGATAGTCCCGGAAGTTCAGCAGCTCAGTTTCAATGCTCACCCCCTTCTCGGCAGCCATAGCAATGTGATCTGCCGACGGCTTAAACAGGGGCGGGAATGGAATCTCCCCGTTTGGTGAAATCCCGATCCGCCGCTTAGCGGCTTCGCTCATAAAACCATCGCGCCCAGAGAGAGAGTTAGGTTCAGTGACTGGTTCAAAAGAGTGACTGGTTCTGGTGCCATCTGGTGGCACAGGGGGTGTGCAATCAGATGGCATAGGGTGTGCTTCTTCGTGGCATACCCCTGTGCAATTTAATGGCATAGGGGTGGCATCTAATTTCAGGTAATACACATTTGACGTGTTACCTTTTCCGTTGTTGACGCCAACACGGTTCTCACGCCTGATAAGCCCCATTTCTTCAAGCGCATCAATATGGTTACGAACAGCCGTTCTGCTGCATTCGCATTGGTCGGCGATATGTTGATACGAAGGCCAGCATTCGCCTTTATCGTTGGCGTTATCGGCCAACTTAATCAGGACGAGCTTACGCAGTGAGTTTCCCACTTTGACCCCCATTGCTTTCGCCATAAGTGACATGCTCACGTGCTACCTCCGGTTTGTTTACTCTCTTCGATTTACTTGGCATAATTGCCTCGCAATTGACTGACGTTTATTGCACCTGAAAGCCGTTGGTGTTAGCGCACCGCGGCTTTCGCCATTTCTGTAGTTCTCACATAACCCCCAGCATCGACGTAACCATCGTCATCAGCGGCCCTACCTGCTCCGGCATGAGGCGGAACAGCGACGCTATACCCTCGCTTACCTCTTTCAGCTTTTGATGCTCTGGAGCGTCCAGCAGCACGGCCTGTTTAGCCTCTGCGAGTTCTTTCTCGGCTTCAGCCAGACGAGACATTTTGCAATCGGCACCGATCAGGCGAGTGCGATACTCAACCGGCAGCACGGCCATGATTGCCGGCGCCAGCTGGCGAATGTTGTTGGCGGCGTATTCGGTATCGCCGTCGATCCAGCGGAATACCTTCTGCATCTGGCGGTGCGAGTCGGTCGGGATATCCAGACCGGTTCCGCCGGTTGCCCGCCACTCTTCCACAATCAGCGCTGCGACAAATTCACGGCTACGGCAATTAGCTGCCCAGGCCCGAACTGCCGCGCGGATCCCATCGATGTTTAACGCCTTGGAATCAGGTTCCCGGCGATTCTGGTAAATCATCGCCGTTGACGAAAATTTGTTACCTTGTTGATACGCAAGTGAATGCATTGCTTTCCCTTTCGTGATTAGGGCCGCCGTTAAGCGGCATGGTTCTCTGGGTGTGGAAACAGGTCGGGAAGATCAGGTCGAATTTCGTGTGCCTTAATCTCGCCACCAGTAGCGTTTACGATGGCTGTTACTTTTTCCGGAGATACGGAACCACCGTTAAGCCACTTGTGAACCGCTGGCTGGCTAACGCCGCAAATATCTGCGAGTCGCTTCTGGCTGCCAACGATTTCTAAAGCTCGTTGAATAACTTTGTTCATGGATTTTACCTATCCGATTACTGGATTAATGAAAAGATAACCCAAGTTATGGGTATTGTCCATAACCTTTGTTATTTTACTCTACATAACCTCGGTTATATATTGATAAGATGAAAACATTTGCAGAACGACTGAACGCGGCTATGTCGGCCGCTGACATATCTCAAGGACAGTTGGCTGATAAAGTCGGTATATCCCAGCCTGCAATTCAAAAGATGACGTCAGGTAAAACGAGCGGCAGCCGTAAGATGGTCGAGCTAGCTCATGCTCTGGGTGTAAGGCCGGAATGGCTTAGTTCTGGAGTGGGGGAAATGCGGATTGATGGTAATGTGCCATCGGCGGCCCAACCGGTCTCGGAAACAATTGATGTCTTTCGGGTTGATGTTTTAGACCTGAAAGTAAGCGCTGGTCCGGGGTCTTTTATGATTTCTGAATTTGTTGAGGTCCTGCATGCTATTGAGTTCACAACTGAGCATGCCAGATCTCTTTTCGGGAACCGCACTCAAAATGATGTGAAGGTGATGACCGTAGACGGTGACAGCATGTGCCCAACGATTCAGTCGGGAGATCGCCTGTTCTTTGACGTTTCGGTGAGGAACTTCAAGGTTGACGGAGTATACGCATTTGTCTTCGGGCAGCACTTCCATGTCAAGCGCCTGCAGATGCAGGGCCTGCAGTTAGCCGTGCTTTCAGATAATCCGGCTTACAAAGATTGGTATGTGACAGAAGAAAATCAGGACCAGCTATACATCATGGGTAAAGCGCTTATTCACGAATCGATAGCTTACAACAAACTGTAGCAGTGGCCGGAAGAGACTTTTGGTTAGAGACGAAGCTGCGGCTGGTGAGATAGGAAAGGTGTTTTGGTCGGCGTATAGCTGGTGATGCTTCCCGTGGATAATGAAAAGCTTGGTTGATTCAACATAATCCGGGATTCAATAAAAATATAATTGAGGATAACTATGGCGATTTCTAAAGAAATGCGGAAGCTCATAAATAAATGGAAAACCGGAACATCGTGGCCTAAACGCCTTGAATGGCTTGAAATAAAGGGTATTAGAGGTTGGTCGGGACAGAGGGTTGATTTTCAATTCCCTATAGTAGCTCTCGTTGGAGAGAATGGGTCTGGTAAAAGTACTGTTTTGCAATGTGCTGCATCTGTCTATAAAGATAAGAAAAAGAGATTTGCGTCATTCTTTTTCCCGGACACCCCCTTCGAAAAAATACAAAGTGCCTACATTCGCTATTCTTATAGAGAAGGTCATAACTCTTTAGTTAAATCCATTAGGAAACCAACAAATCGCTGGATAGGAAACCCAGACAGGCCAGCTAGAAGGGTTGAATATGTGGACTTAAGTAGGCTGCAGCCAGTCAATGCTAGGTTGGGATATTTAAAGTTACTTAAAGGTGGCTCTACTGAGCAATCTCATGAAGCATTTGACCAAGAGAGGCTTGATAGGCTTAAAAATATCATCGGTAAGAGTTATACGGCAGCCGGATTATCAACAACCACAATTGATGCCAAGAGACCAGTAACGGTAATTTCAAACGAAGGTACTAGGTATTCTGGATTTCACCAAGGCGCTGGAGAAATTACCGCAACTGAACTTATTGCTGTGGATTATCCAAAGTATGGTCTTATCTTGATTGATGAGATAGAAACATCGTTACATCCACGCGCTCAGCGACGTTTAATGCGTGACCTAGCCAATCTAGCTAGGGAAAGAGAGCTTCAGATTCTTATTACGACGCACTCTCCTTATATTCTTTCTGAGCTGCCTCCAGAAGCTAGAATATATCTCATGAATGGTGTTGAGGGGAAAACAGCTGTAAGTGGTGTAAGCCCGGAATTCGCCATGACAAAAATGGATGAGGAAAACCACCCAGAGTGCGACGTTTATGTTGAAGATGTCGTAGCTAAAACCCTAGTGTCGGAAGTCATCGCCAGCTCCAGGGAGAGAGAATTATTATCTAGAGTTATGATTATTCCTTTTGGAACCGCAAGTGTTGGCATGGCATTGGGCCAAATGGCGCATAATAATAGATTCCCTAGAACAACTGTTGTCTATCTCGATGGGGATCAATCCCCGGCGCAAGGATGTACAATTTTGCCAGGGGATGATGCCCCTGAGGTTGTGGTTTTCAATGCTCTGCAAGAGCAAGGTTGGCCAAACATTTCAGAGAAGATAGGAAGAGAGCCGGCAGAAACTATAGATGCATTGAATGCCTCTATGAGCAGTGCAGATCATCATGGATGGCCAAGGGCAGCTGCCAATTCGTTAAATATTGGTTCTGAAATTCTCTGGCATGCGATGTGTTCATCTTGGGCTAAAAATTGCATGAGCAGCGCAGACCTTGACGCTGTACTACAACCAATTGTTGACGCATTAGAATCTGAGCGCTAAGACCCACGCTCTGGACCCGCTCATAAGCGTCGCTAACCCAGCACAACCCGGCCACTGCGCCGGGTTTTTATTGCCCTTTCCGCACTATCTCCGCTGCATCCCTGTTCACGCCCTTCCCTATCACGTTTCCTGTTTCCTTCCGGTACTGCTTCAGCTTGTCGATGATGTTTTGCTGGGTCATGGGTAAATCAGCCAGTGACAATTCCATCACCGCCCGCCCCATCGCCTGAATTTTCATGCTTATACGCTCTTCATCCAGAACCATGCACATCCCTCCTGCTGTTTTTTTAAGCATAGCACTCATGATTTACAAAAATAAATTCATTTAGTTATCATTAATTTATAACTTATGTGATTGATATTATAAATTAGGTTATTGCCATCACTCATAACTAAGGTTATCTTTAACCCATCGAAACGAAACATCGACAGCTGAGCGAAGTTAGCCAGCGGCGGACAGCAAGTCGCCTGCTTTTTAACAACATGCAAAGTCGGAACAGCACTCGGTAATCCTGTTTAGACCCCAACGCACAAAATGCGGCGTATCACCGGCGGCGAACCGGTCGGTGAGAAGACTACCCCCTCGCGAGAGCGATAAAGGCGTGGGAACGGGCAACACTGGCGGGATGAGAGGTGCGAAGCGCAAAGATTTACCAGCATCTCTTTACGAGGGGCTGATGGTAAATAACCAGAGGGGTGTGTATGTCAGATAAAAAAACGGCGCCACTACTGCTTAACGTAGACGCCAGTGAGGTTCTCACTCAGTTCGGGGAGCTTTTAAAGTTACTTGAACTTCCAGCCAGTTCCTTTCAGGGAATTCCTGAGCATGTCGTCGATCTGTTTTTTGACCGTGTCCGTGGCCTGATTGACAACATCGTCCTTAGTGATTTCGCGACCACAGTCAGCACAACTGACGCCGGTGAAATTTGTCTCAAAGTCAAAATCATCGGGCTGGTTGAACATCTCACTTCCGCAGTCAGGGCACACGGTCCGCATGGTTTGCATGAATATATCCTTTCTACTGTTGGGGAGATTAAAGAGTAAGCGATTTCTTGCTGTTGGGGAATAGCGGGAAAGCGCGCGCCGGGCGCGGATAAATACCCCGGCAATAACTGGAATGTTTTGTAGTGCAGTGAATTGCAGCTGCATCGACGGCAACCGGAAGATAAGCACCCGGCGCTGCACCACAAAGCATTTCTCCCGCATCAGCGGGTAACGACAGAGCCAGCCTCAAGCACCGGGCGCCGATGCTTGGTGATGGTAATACTGCCATCTCAACCGCACAGGAGACGATGATCCTGTTCTGGTTGGATTGGAAAAGTCTTCTTGGCCCGCCAGCGCGCGGGCATTTTTTTGGAGGTTGCATGTTTGCTACTGACATCTCACTGAAATACGGCACTCATCAGCCAGAGACGATTCTGGAAACAATGCCGATTGAAGAAGCCTCCGAAATCATCAAGGAGAAGCTTCGTGATGAAGTGCGCCAGGAACTCGAGTGCGAGTATGGCGATCGCCTTTATGAGGCTGAAGAAGAGGCATCAAACTGGGAAAGCAGAGCTGATGACTATGAAAGCGATGCGACTTGCCTGGCTAAGGCCATAAGAGAGGCTTTTGAATCTGCCAGCTTTGAAGATGCAAAGGTGATCCTCCAGCGAGCGATGCACGACCATAAAGACTATTTCTGAAGACCCGCCACGGCGGGTTTTTTCATACCTCAGTCGCTTCACCGAGGCGGCTTAGTTATGACAATCGGCGGCCATCCACCGCCCATTGAAACACTGAATAAATGCGTTGAAGTCTTGTATTAACCGTTCCGTTCGCCGCGATAAGGCCAAGAGGATTTATGACAATTGATTTTGAAGTGAACGCTACAGGTATTGATGTTTCAACAAGTGGTTACCGCGACCACGTCAATTTAGAAGTTCGTGGTGTGGAACTCTCAGACCTTGTCTCTGAAATTGAAGGCAAGGCGCTCTTTCAGGAAATTGATCTTGATGACTACATAGACTGGGCTGAGGCCGCTGGTCACATCGAAGACATCCTTGAACGGCTTGATGTAGATGAAGTTATCGCATGGTTGCGCAGCAACGGACACCTGGAGACTGAATCATGACAGTCACCCACAACGGCAAGCAGTACATCGCCAAAAAGCTCAACGATAACGAGTGGCAACTGACGTCGGTATCGGCACCGCGTGAAAAACTGGTGCTTAACCGCTGGCAGATGCATGTTGCTGGCCTCCTGAAACAGGTTGAGGTGAAGGTATGATTGGAATGCACTACGGCACCGCATCAGTGCCACGTGGCGAGGTTTTACCGGGCACAATGCTGCAACACCACGGCAAAACTTATCGCGCCTCTGCGAACGTTGAGAAAGGCCTGTACGCCTTCAACATCTTCGAAAAAACCATCATCAAAAGTGATTCCGTCGTTGTGCTGCTGAATGAGCGCGGCGAGCCGATGGTTCACTGATATTAACCACCCTATTCAACCGATCGGCCTGGCTTTTTGCGGGCGGGATCTGCACATCCAAATTTCAGGAGTTCAGCCATGAACGCATATCTCACTTACGACCGCATCGAAGATCGGCGCTGGGTTGAGCAGCAGCTCACCGACGAGAAAGAGAAGTGGGTCGACGACCGGGCGCAGCAAATCATCGACATGATGCCAAAAGAGCCGTCCGGCCTCTTCCACTTCACGATCCCGATTGACTCCAGACCATACGAAGGACTTCGCAGCGATAAAGTTGGCGAGGCCTACAACGATTTCATTTCGGCAGTTGCTTACGCCCAGGCGGAATACGACTGGGAACACCGGACCGGCTGCCCGTTCTAAGGAGGGATTATGAGCTTAACCCTTGTTGATTTCGTCAAACAACAGGAGCCGCTTTTCATTAAGGCGGCAACTGACGAGCGGATGGTATGGGCGAAGGAAAGCCAGTTCGCCATTCAACTATTTCAGAACAACGACTACCTAGCCAAAGTTGCATTCCAGAACCAGACCAGCACGCAGAACGCAATCATCAACGTTGCGGCCATCGGCATTTCGCTAAACCCGGCTCAGAAGCTGGCTTACTTGGTACCGCGTAAAGGAGCTATTTGCCTCGACATCAGTTACATGGGCCTGATGCACATTGCGCAGCAGTCTGGCGCCATTAAATGGTGTCAGTCGGCAATTGTTCGCAGAAACGACCAGTTCCGGCGCGAAGGGCTCGATAAGCCGCCGATCCACATCTACAACGACTTCGATACCGAAGAGCAGCGCGGGGACATCGTAGGGGCGTATGTAACGGTAAAAACTGACGATGGTGATTACCTCACCCATACGATGCGCATTGATGCCATCTACTCCATCCGTGACCGGTCTGAAGCATGGAAGAAGTACAAATCTGACAACAGCAAGAAGTGTCCATGGGTCACCGATGAAGAGCAGATGATCCTCAAGACGGTCGTGAAGCAGGCAGCAAAATACTGGCCTCGACGTGAGCGCCTGGATGCCGCCATCGACCATGTTAATACCGAGGGTGAGGAAGGTATCAACTTCTCAGCAGAACGCCAGCCAGAACGCGATGTAACCCCAGCAGCGGACGAAATTATCAAGGAGATTAACGACGTCCTTATCGCAATGGATAAGACATGGGAAGAAAACCTGCTCCCAGTCTGTTCGCAAATTTTCCGTCGTGATATTCGCGATTCATCCGAGCTTACCCAAGCCGAGGCAGTTAAGGCCCTAGGCTTCCTCAAGAAGAAGGCGGCAGCATGAACGCCAATCCACTTATGCCCGGTGAAAAATACGGGCACTTAACCGTCAAAGAATACTCGCACATGCTGAGAGGTAGAAGGATGTATCTATGCCTTTGTGTGTGCGGTAATTCCTGCCATAGAGCCGCGAATCAGCTTAAAAGCAACTCAATGAGCAGCTGCGGATGCATGACAGGAAAAAACACCACTCACGGCCAGCGCAATACCCGCGTTTACAGGATTTGGAGCGGGATGAAAAATCGCTGCACGAACCCAAACAACAAAGACTTCGAAAAATACAGTCAGCGCGGTATCTGCGAAAGATGGCTGACGTTCGAGCTATTTCTTGAAGATATGGGTCTCCCTCCTACGCCCAAGCATCAGCTTGATCGGAAGAACAATGAAGGTCCGTATTCTAAAGATAATTGCAGATGGGCAACCGTTACCAAGCAGGCCGAAAACAGATGTACATCGTTTTACTGGTTTGTTGATGGATTGCGTTTTGAAAGCGTCGGAGCCGCGGCGAATCATTTTGGCGTGAAACCAGCAACCATCCACAAATGGTGTCATGGCTACAACAATAGAGGGATTAACATCCCGCCAAGAGCCAACTGCCGTAAGGAGAGGAAATATGGATAACAGGTGGCTCATTAAATTTGAGCAAATATTTGGGCCAATCGCACAAATTGAGCAAGGTAGCGAGACATGGGCAAGAGCGAGACTCGGAGTTATTACTGCCTCTGAAGTGCACAACGTCATTTCCAAGCCAAGATCGGGGAAGAAGTGGACAGACATGAAAATGTCCTACTTCCACACTCTACTCGCCGAGGTATGCACTGGCGTGGCGCCAGAGGTTAACGCCAAGGCGCTGGCCTGGGGCAAGCAGTACGAGGAAGACGCCCGCACCCTCTTCGAGTTCACCACGGATGTGAAAGTCACGGAGTCTCCGATCCTGTTCCGTGACGAGAGCATGCGCACTGCGTGCTCCCCTGACGGCCTGTGCAGTAACGGGTTCGGCCTTGAGCTTAAATGCCCTTTCACCTCTCGCGACTTCATGAAATTCCGCCTTGGCGGTTTCGAAGCCATCAAGTCTGCGTACATGGCCCAGGTGCAGTACAGCATGTGGGTGACCGGGAAAGACGCCTGGTTCTTTGCCAACTACGACCCGCGCATGAAGCGCGAAGGTATTCACCACGTCGTCGTTGAACGGGATCCGCAGTACATGTCCGACTTCAACGAAATGGTGCCGGAGTTCATCGAGAAGATGGACGAGGCGCTGGTGGAGATCGGATTCACGTTCGGGGAACAGTGGAAATGAAACGCACACCCTTTTACCGCCGGCCCGGGCGAACCGGGCAATTCTCCGGCCTCCGTGAACGCGTTATCTGGATGATTCAGACGCGAGGCCGCCCGGTCACCGGTAGCGAAATCGCTGAGAAGTTTGGCGTAACGCTCATCGAGTTTAACCGGGTCGCCAACGGTATTACCCGCGGTTCCGGGCAAATAGCGCAGATCGTTGAGTCGAAAAAATGGCTCAACGAGGACGGCATCTGCGACCGGACATTCGACCTGGTCACGAAGCCAAAGGTCGTAACGCCGCAGGGTAAATCGCGGCTGTTCACCCGGCGCGCCATAGAGCAATCGCAGGAAGGCAGACGGCAGGAGTGCATTGAACGTGCCGCCCGCCGTAGCCGACTGATTGCTCAGGGCCTATACATCGACGAAATGGAGTCCATCCTATGACTCACGCTCACGACGACATCACGGTTGGCACACTGTGCCTTCCCTTCATTGGTAACGGCTGGCTAATGCCATGGGGTGAAGTGGTCAGCAATCCATTAAAGGCGCAGCGGCTCGCTGAGGAATATCGGGAAAGGCAGGAGGCGGCATGAAATACGGAAGCGTGTGCAGCGGCATCGAAGCTGCCAGTAAAGCGTGGGAACCTCTCGGCTGGGAACCTGCCTGGTTCTCTGAAATCGAACCATTCCCATCCGCAGTCCTTGCACATCACTGGCCGGAAGTAACCAATCTTGGCGACATGACCAAAATTGCCGAGGCGGTGAGCGTGGGTGAAGTAGAAGCGCCTGATGTTCTGGTCGGTGGTACGCCTTGCCAGGCATTCAGCATCGCAGGCTTGCGTGAAGGCCTGTCTGATGACCGCGGCCAGTTAACTCTCTCTTACGTGGAATTAGCCAATGCAATCGACGCAAAGCGCCGCGAACGCGGTGAACCAGAATCAATCATCGTCTGGGAAAACGTCCCCGGCGTACTCAGCAGCAAAGACAATGCCTTCGGGTGCTTTCTGGCAGGACTTGCCGGAGAAAGCAGTGAGTTGCAGCCAGCAGGGGGAAAATGGACGCACGCAGGTTGTGTGTCTGGACCAGAAAGGGTTATCGCATGGCGCGTCCTTGATGCTCAATTTTTCGGAGTGGCCCAACGACGCAAGCGTGTGTTCGTTGTCGCAAGTGCTCGAAAAGGATTCGATCCCGCAGCGGTACTTTTTGAGCTCAACAGCGTGCGCCGGGATTCTGCGCCGCGCCGAGAAACGCAAAAGGCAGTTGCCGCACTTACTGCAAGAGGCGTTGGAACGTGTGGCGCTGACGACAATCAGGCTCAAGCAGGACACCTGATAGCTCAGTGCGCTAATGGTGACGTTAGCCACACATTAAAGGGCGAAGGATTTGATGGTAGTGAGGACGGAACCGGGAGAGGTGTTCCAGTTGTGGCTTTCGGCGGTGGAAATACCAGTGGAAACATCGATGTTGCCGCCTGCCTGACTGCGAAAGGACAGAGAATAGACTTTGAAGTGGAAACCTTCGCAGTGCACGGCACGCAGGATCCAGATACCAATTGCGAACTGGCACACACACTTGGTCGCAACAACGGACAAGAAAACGCGATAGTTACTGAACCATTCACATTGGCAATCCGTGGGCGCTCAGAAGGAAGTACGGTCGAGGTGAGAAATGACGGCACAGCCAACGCGCGGTTGCCGCCGAATGGCGGCCGTGCAGGCATGGGGGTAGGAGCTATCGGGTGGGGTATGCAGGTTCGCCGTCTAACACCGATTGAGTGCGAGCGCCTGCAGGGATTTCCTGATAATCACACTCTGATCGGCTGGCGCGGGAAGGATGCTGATGAATGCCCAGACGGGCCGCGCTACAAAGCTATCGGCAATAGCATGGCAGTACCGGTAATGCGCTGGATTGGTGAGCGCATCGCCGCCGCGCTGCCAGTCGAAGCGCCTGCACCGCGCAACTGGCAGCGCCCGTTCCTGAAATGGGCTGGCGGGAAATATTCCCTGCTTCCGGAACTGGATCGCCTGATCCCAGCCGGTAAACGCCTCGTTGAGCCATTCGTTGGTGGCGGCTCGGTATTTCTCAACTCCGAAAAACATGAATCTTTCCTGCTTGCTGACGTCAATGCAGATCTGATTAACCTCTATCAGATGCTTGAAGTTGACCACATCAGAGTATGCTCGCTTGCCAAAATATTGTTTGAGCGCGCCAACAGTGAGATGGCTTACAAAGAGCTTCGGGATGAGTTTAATAACCAGCGCATGGGCGCGCCGGAGCGCGCAGCAGCCTTTCTCTTCCTCAATCGACACTGCTTTAACGGCCTGATTCGATACAACCGTGATGGTTTCTTTAATGTTGGCTGGGGCAAGTACGAAGCGCCCTATTTCCCAGAGATTGAAATAAAGGCTTTTAAGCAGAAGTCGCATAAATGCGTTTTTATGAATGCTGGATATCGAAGGACCCTGGCGCTGACCGGTGAGGGTGATGTTGTTTACTGCGACCCTCCGTATGAGCCGTTGCCTGGTACCGCAGGTTTCACAAATTACGCCGCAGGCGGTTTCTCATGGGCTGATCAGATTTCACTTGCGGAAAGCTGTGTAGCAGCCCACCAGCGAGGCGCGAAAGTTCTTATCAGTAACTCAACAGCGCCACGAGTTCTTGAGCTTTATGAGCAGCACGGATTCATCCTTCACCATGTTGATGCCCGGCGGGCGATATCCAGCAAGGGCAGTACGCGTGAGGCGGCGAAGGATATCGTCGCCACTTTGGGGATTTAACCATGACGCCAGAAACAGACAACGCCATCCGCGCCGCCTGCCGCCGATGCACAGAGGAAATCCAGCAGGCCATGCGCAAGAAGCCAAAGCCTAACTGGAACGAAACGGTGCCTCCCATCATCAACAAGCATCACAAGAAAATTGAAGCCCTGGGAGTTAGCCTCCTTGAGTTCGTTGTATACACAGGTCGGCTTAATCGCCGCTTCGGAGTGGATTCATGAGCAATTCGATAGCAGACGGAGCGAAATTAACTCCGGAGACATTCGCAGATTTCATTGAGCGCTTGAGGTATCACCATCGCGGCGATGGTGTTAATCGTCACGCCACCGCCGATCCGATTTTCATGGTTCAGAAGCAGGCAACCATTTATGGCCTGGCAGAAGAGTACGGCGAATCGAAGATAGTCCATTTCGAAGAATGCGAATGGGACAGCCCTCAAGAGTATTGGGACGATCTGGATGAACAACAGCAGGAAGAGTTAAACGCCTTCTGCATTGACCAGTGCGACACTGCCTTTACTGATCTCGATGAAGATGCTCAGTGGGAAGTGCTGGCTGACCTTGACGGCCACACTGTCTGCGGTACACGTAAAGAGTGGCAGAACATTAACGCTCATTTTACCCGTGAAGCAGCGGATGCTTTCATTCGCCGCAAACAGCATGATTATCCTCCTCTGCGGGTCTACGTCGAGAGCATGTACTTCGGCTGGGAGTATCAGGAAATCGTCCGCGCTCTATGCGACGGAAGACTGGTGCTAGCCGAAAAAAATGGCGGTGAAGTATGAAGGCACTAATCACCCGGGAGCTTAAGGCTCCTTTTTTATTGCTGGCGTTCACTTTCGATCGAATTAACCGACAGTTCCGGGAGCAGTGATTATGTCTCGCCAAAAGTTCACAAATCGCAAAGCTCGCATTGAAAAGAAATTCAGCACTGAAGCGATGCGTCTGCTGATTGCGCTCATGCCGAAACAATACCGACCAGAGATATTCACTCTCGATGAAGGCTATATCGGTGGTTTGCATTACCGGGAATGGCAGGTATGCGAGGTCGATTACTGGGGTGAGGCCGATAGTTGGGATGCTTTCTATCTTCTGCATGATGCCCTGATCCTGCATACCACAGATTGGGAAGGAATGGGTCGCGCAGATGATGCAGAGTTCTCTGGTGACGAGTCAATCGACAGAACCCCGTTTTACTCTCCGTGGCGCATTGGTGATGTAACCCGCGCCGAAATAATCCGGCATTGCCGGCGGCTTGTGTCCGCTGGCATCAAATGGGACGCATAACATGGCCGATATCATCGATACCGCAGCAGAGATTGAAGAGCTTCAGCGTAACGCAGCCCTTTCCGCTCACCGCATCGACCGTAACGCCGTATCAGCAGAGCATTGCAGTGAATGCGGTGATGATATCCCTGAACAGCGGCGGATTGCGGTTCCCGGCTGCCAGAATTGCGCAGAGTGTCAGGGCATCATTGAACTGAAACGCAGGCAAAGGGGGATGTGATGCAGAAGGCAATTTTAGACATGTGCTGCGGGTCGCGAATGTTCTGGTTAGATAAAAAGGATGACCGCGCCGTTTTCAGCGATATCCGTGCAGAGCAGCACACGCTATGCGACGGTCGCCAGCTGGTTATCAGCCCGGACCTTATAGCTGATTTCCGCGCCCTTCCCTTTGCCGATAATACTTTTCCTGTCGTCGTATTTGATCCCCCGCACCTCGAGCGCGTCGGCGATAACGCGTGGATGGGGAAAAAGTACGGCAGGCTCAACAAAGAAACATGGCGCGACGATTTGCGTGCCGGATTCGCTGAAGCATTCAGGGTGTTGTGGCCACACGGTGTGCTCATCTTCAAATGGAACGAAACGCAGATCCCGGTACGTAATATCCTAGCGCTTACCGACGAGAAGCCGATCATCTGGCAGCGCACCGGCAAGTCAGACAAAACCCACTGGGTGATCTTCGTCAAAGGTGGTCCCAATGTTCAGGATAATCCAGCCTAATACCTGGTACGCCGATCCCCACGGCGCGCCCTGCAAAATCCTCCGCGCTACCCACGAAGTCATCCACTACATCCGCAACGGTCGCACCTGCATCGCCAGCATGGGCCGCTTTAATCAGGATTTCGAGCCGCTGACCAAAGCAGAGGCCGAGCGGATCGCCGAAGAAATTGAAACAGCAGAACACTTAAAACGCCTCCGCGCTATGCGGGCGGCATGAGGAGAGATATGAGCACTATTCAGGATATCAGAGACAAATTAGCCAGCCTGGTAACCGAGGCACACAAAGTGGCGTGTTCCCTCGATATAGGTGATGAGCGAACCGAGGCTTTCGAGCTATACGAAGCGCTTCGTCGACTTCAGAGGCAGGGTGCCGCTGGAGAGATTCTATCAGCAACTAACCCGCTTCTCGCCTCGCCATATTACGACGAGGACTGGGACGAAGATGAAGACGACTGACGCAACTGATAGCCAGTTATGAGCTGGCTATTGGGTGCGATGCACCGCCTCACATCCCTTGATGTTATTGCCGCCTACGGGCGGCTTCTTTTTGCCTGGAGATAACCATGAGCGACATTATTCAGTTGGTACCGAATAAATGGGTCACAGAGGAACTTTTAACTGCGACAACCGGCATGTCAAAGCACATGATTCAGCATGCTCGCCGGTCTACCTGGATGGAGGGAAAGCATTATCGCCATGTTGCCCCTGATATGGCACCTAAGCAAAACAGCCCAATCATGTATAACCGCGATGAGATAAACCACTGGATCGAGCACCAAAGCCCAGCGAAACGCCGGAGAATATCTGCTTAAATGTCCTTTGGCACATCAAACGAGGAATGATTATGGCAGCATACCCAACAGGCGTAGAGGTTCATGGCGAATCGTTACGCATATGGTTCATATATCAGGGGAAGCGTGTCAGGGAAAATCTCGGCGTTCCTGACACGCCAAAAAACAGGAAAATGGCAGGCGAACTTCGGGCTTCAGTCTGCTTTGCGATAAAGACAGGCACATTCAATTATGCCTCGCAATTCCCTGATTCATCGAACGCAGAGAAATTCAGCACTGTCAGAAAGCAAATCTCACTACTTGAACTGAAATCGAAATGGCTTGGGCTTAAGGAGATGGAGCTTAGCCTCGGGACGTTGAGGCGTTACGATTGCCACCTCACAACCACTATCGAAACAATTGGTGAGCACAGGTATATCGGCAGCCTGAACACTGAAGATATCCTTAGTGCCAGGAAGGAGCTACTGAACGGCTGGCAGAAGACCAGACATGGCCTAAATCATCCACCCAAAAAGGGAAGAAGCGTTCCTACAGTCAATAGCTATATGGCATGCCTTGGCGGGATGCTGGGCTTTGCTTTCAAAAGTGGATACCTGAAAACTGATCTGATGGCAGGTATTACCCCTCTCGCAAAAGAAAGACCCATTCCAGATCCTCTTACTTCTGATGAGTATCAGAGAGTGGTTGCGGCCTGCCCAACGCTACAGTTTCAGAATATGGTTATCTTTGCGGTAAATACAGGCGTCAGGCATGGCGAACTAAGCGCGTTATCCTGGGAGGATGTGGATACTGTCAACTGGACTGTTACAGTGTCACGGAACTATTCCCTGAAGGGAAACTTCACCCTGCCAAAAACCAACGCCGGGATTCGAACAATACAGCTGACCCAGCCAGCAATTGATGCCCTCAAGGCGCAAATGCCACTGACCAGAATGATGGCATCCCACAAGGTAAGCGTCAGCCTACGGGAATACAAAAAAAAGAGAACCGATGAATGCACCTTTATATTCTCGCCGTCCATTACTTCAATGAACGGTAAGAAGACGATGTGCTACGTCCCCGGATCCATTAATTCAGCCTGGCGCACTGCCCTGCGTCGTGCAGGCGTCCGACAAAGACGGTCTTATGAAACCAGGAACACATATGCGTGCTGGGCACTGGTCGCCGGAGCGAACCCAAATTTCGTTGCGCACCAGATGGGCCATTCGTCAGCGCAAATGCTATTCACGGTTTACGGTAAATGGATGACCGAGAACAACCATGACCAGGTGGGCATTTTGAACGCATCATTTACTCAAAATGCCCCACTGATGCCCCATAGAAAAACCGCATAACCTTAACTATCTGATTTAACATATTAATATCACTTCAATCATGATTCATCTGGATGAGCAAGGTCGGATCGTTTGCCTTTAGCTTCCTGCCGGTAATGTTCTGTATCGCCATTCCTCTGGGTCTGGCGCGCGAAAACAAAGGCGTGGCGGCGTTTGCGGGCTTCGTTGGCTATGCGGTCATGAACCTTGCGGTTAACTTCTGGCTGACCGCCAAAGGGATCCTGCCCACGACCGACGCGGCGGTACTGAAAGCCAATAACATTCAGAGCGTGATTGGTATTCAGTCCATCGATACCGGGATCCTTGGAGCCGTGATCGCGGGGGTGATTATCTGGATGCTGCACGAGCGATTCCACAACATCCGCCTGCCCGATGCGCTGGCCTTCTTCGGCGGGACCCGCTTTGTGCCAATCATTACGCTGGTTGTGATGGGTCTGTTTGGTCTGATCATCCCTCTGATTTGGCCGATTTTTGCCATGGGGATCACCGGTATTGGCCGCATTATCAACGGCGCGGGTGATTTCGGCCCGATGATTTTCGGTACGGGTGAACGTCTGTTGCTGCCGTTTGGTTTACAGCACATCCTGGTTGCCCTGATCCGCTTTACGGAAGCCGGCGGCACCATGGACGTTTGCGGTCATTCCGTTAGCGGCGCGCTGACCATCTTCCAGGCCCAGCTGAGCTGCCCGACCACTCACGGCTTCTCTGAAAGTGCGACGCGTTTCCTCTCTCAGGGTAAAATGCCTGCCTTCCTCGGCGGCCTGCCGGGCGCTGCGCTGGCGATGTACCACTGTGCCCGTCCGGAAAATCGTCATAAAATTAAAGGCCTGCTGATCTCCGGCGTTATTGCCTGCGTAGTGGGCGGTACGACAGAACCTATCGAATTCCTGTTCCTGTTCGTGGCACCGGTACTGTACCTCATCCACGCCGTACTGACGGGCCTGGGCTTTACCGTGATGGCTGTGCTCGGTGTGACCATCGGTAACACCGACGGTAACGTGATTGACTTCGTGGTCTTCGGTATCCTGCACGGTCTGTCCACCAAGTGGTATCTGGTGCCGGTTGTGGCCGCCATCTGGTTCGCGGTTTACTACGGGATCTTCCGCTTCGCCATCACCCGCTTTAACCTGAAAACGCCTGGCCGCGATACCGATACGGCCACCAGCGTTGAACAGGCGGTGGCTGGTACCGTTGGGAAATCCGGATATAACACGCCTGCTATTCTGGCGGCGCTGGGCGGTGCGGATAACATTACCTCTCTGGATAACTGCATCACCCGCCTGCGTTTGTCGGTGGCGGACATGTCCAAAGTGGATACCAACGCACTTAAAGCTAACCGGGCTATTGGCGTAGTACAGTTAAATCAACACAATTTGCAGGTCGTCATTGGCCCGCAGGTACAGTCAGTGAAGGATGAGCTGGCAACCCTGATGCGAACCGTCGAAGCCTGA